AAAGAATATCTTTAATAAGATGAATTATAAAACAATACAAAAATGAAAAAATTAATAATTTTACTAGTACTATTAACAAGTTTTGGTAGTCAGGCACAAAATTTTGGAAGACAATCTCTAGAGATGTCAGTAGGACGTAATATGTATTCTGATAAATTAGGTAATTCCAGAGGAGATCTTTTAGTAAATACTGGATATAGGTATATGTTTACACCTACTTTTGGACTACAAGGTTTTTGGCAATTTGATGTTATTAGGTCAAAAAACTTACCTAATCATCCAGAATGTGAGTATGCAGCAGTATCTCATAATTTTAGAGTAGAAATGTTTAAAAGATTAGCTCGTTTTGGCAGATTTACAGTTAATGGAACAGTAGGACTAGGAACAACTTTCTACTACATGAGAGAGGATGTGAGAGCAAGAGTATTTAATTATACAGCAGCAGGAAATGTTTTGTACAGTTTAGGGGATAAAAGAAACCCTTGGGGAGCTATAAAAGCAGAATACAGAGGAATTGCTAACACAGACCAAGACTATACACTAAACAATAACTTTAGAACTACTAGCAACCCTATACAAGCTTTAAAACAAGATGTATCTATTGGTTTCTTGGTTTATTTAGACAATGGCAGAAATAAATCTCATGCGGATTGGACTAGAAAAAGAAGAAGTAGAATAGCTGATTGTGTAGAGTGTAAAGATGGAGACATTGTACAACCGATAATTGTTAATCCAACTGAAATTAGAACAGAATTTTTAATACCCCATGAGGTGGTTTTGTTTGAAGAAGGTTCTTATGAAATAAACACAGATTCTCAAAGAATAGCTATTATAAAAATGGTAGAATTTCTTGAAAAACATAAAGAGATAAAAATAGAAATTGTAGGAAGTGCGTGTGGAGGACAAGGTTCATATAAAAGAAATTTTGAATTAAGTCAATTAAGAGCAAAAGAAGTGTATGAAAAAATGGGAAGTATGAGGAATAATGATTTTTCAAGACTTTCTTATAAAGGTGTGGGTATCGATACTAAATACGAACATGAAAATCAAGATTTACAAAAACGTGTGAGTTTTATAATTTATAAGTAATTGTGATCGAAATTTGGAAAAATATTGAGGGATATGAAGAAATATATCGAGTAAGTAATTTTGGGAAAGTAAAATCTTTAAAAAGAATTTCAGTGAGTCAAGGGTATCAAAGACTAATTAAAGAAAGAATTTTGAAATCTGTTTTTGATGGGAGTGGATATCTTGAAGTAGTTCTTTGTAAAGATAAAAATCAAAAAACTTTTTTAATTCATAGATTAGTTGCTAAAGCTTTTATACCTAATCCTAAGAATAAACCTCAAGTTAACCATATTGATAAAGATAAAGCAAATAATAATGTTAATAACCTTAATTGGATGACTCCCAAAGAAAATGTAAATCACGTAGGTGTTGCTGGAATAGTGTATATTGTAATTATGTGCTGTTTGATAACACAAAAATCTATAGAAATAAGTAAAGAGCTAAAAGACTTAAAAACAGTATTAGAAAAAGAGAAGTGTGCCTTAGAAGAATTAGAGACTACAATAAATGAATTAAAACAAATAGGTTCTCGATAATCCAAAAATCGAATTTTTATTAATTAATAAATTGTTACAATATGAAAAAGATTATGCTTTTGTTGATGCTAATAATATCAACTACAATGATAGGACAGAAAACTTACGAATTTCAAAAAATTCAATTAGGAAAATCAGATCAAATAGTAGCTACAAAAATAGTATTAGATCGATGTATGGACACTAAGGACGATTACTGTGTAGCTACAATTGAAATTGAAGGTAATCCTAAGATGGAATTTGCAGTAGAAAATACAACAATAGCTCCTAATGGAAAATTAATGTTAGTAATTATTTCCAACTATAATGGAGCCAGAGCACAAATTGAAGTTAATCCTGAAGAAACTGCAGCTTTATTTTTACACGAAGAAAAAGGTGTATTTGCATTTTTTAAAAAGGAAGAAGTTAACGTAATATTTACATTAAAGTATTAAAAATGGAATTTAAGCCTTATCAACAAATTATTATTTATGGAGAATGGGCAGGAAAAAGGTGTTCAAACAGAGTAAGACAATATTATTTTTACAAAAATTAGAAAAGCTATACCCTAATAGAAAAATATGAAATTTTTAGAAAAGTGTAGAACATTTAAATCTAAAATATTGATAAAAGATAAGTATGGGCACTATAGAATTAGAGCAGAAAGTTTGTTGCAAGGAAAATTTACCTAGTATGTATTCTGCTACAAATAAGACAAATAATTGGATAAACAGGGTAAAAGAGATTCACAAAGATAGGTATGATTATTCAAAAGTTGAGTATGTAAACAATCGTACAAAAATTAAAATAATTTGTCCAGAACATGGACTATTTGAACAATCTCCTATGAATCACTTACAAGAAAATAGTTGTCCAAAATGTGCTATTGAATTAAAAGGGTGGTCTGATAAAGAGTGGGAACAAAGGGTATTACAGAGTAAAAATTTTAACTCGTTTAAGGTCTATATTATAAAATGTTGGAACGAAGAAAAAAATTTTACAAAATAGGCAAAACATTTGCAACTGTAATTGAAAGATTTAAAGGTAAAAACGAAAATACAACATTACCTTATAAGTACAAAATTGTAAAAATTATAGAAGGAAATGTTAAAAATATCTCAAAATTAGAAAAAGAATTACACAAATTAAACAAAGATTTTGTATATTTACCAAAAATAAAGTTTAACGGACACAAAGAGTGTTTTAAAAAAGTAAAATATGCTAATTATGGTAGATTATGGCTGGACTTGCGGTAGTATAGACGATAATATTAAAGATATTAAAGATATTAAAGATATTATTGAATCTCATTTAAGTGAAATGTTAGACAATTATTGTCCCTTATTAGAAGGAGAACAAAAAACTGAATTTATAACAGATAACGTTAACTATATTTATAGTGAATGTGAAGGAATATTTGAAGATTTAAGGGATTGTAACTCAGACATGAGAAAAGAAGCTGATAATCAAATAGATGATTTGGAGGAAGAAAGGGATCAATTGAAATATCAGATAGATGATCTTGAAAATAAAGTTGATGAATTAGAAAAAACTATAAAAAACTTACAAAATGAAGAATAAATATTTGATATTAGAAGATGATACTATCGCAGAAAAAGTAACTAGTGATGGAGAGAAGATTTCTATGAAGTACTCTAAAGCAGAAATTTGGAATGGAAGTGCAAAAGGAAAATTTGTAGCTTCATTAAAAGATGATGGAAACAAACTAAAAGTAAAAATTTTTAATAAGAAACTAGAGTTAGAGTATCATGAATTTTGTTATTTGTACAACTTAATGAGAATTAAGATTATTGAAGAAAACAATTTTCTTGTGACAACAGACATTTTAAAAATAAAAAATGATGGATAACAGAAAAATAATAGTAAATCAAATTAAAACTCCTGACGGAACTGTAATTTAATCTAAACATGTTCATGATTATGTATCATATATAGATAAAAGCAGACTAGTTTTTTCAGTTGATGGGGGACATTACTATTTAAAACGAGGAATAGGATTTGAGCCAGTGTTTAATTTGTTTTCAAATTCAGATAAAAACTATATAATTAATAAAGGAATTAATTATAATCCAGTGTCAGGTAGATTTACTGATAATAAAGGAAAATACAGAGATACTGTAATAGATTCTTATGGATATAGAACAATTTATATAAATAAAAAAACATATAAAAGTCATAGATTAATATTTTTATTATCAGGAATAGATCTAAAAAATAAGAAAATTAAAATACCTGAATAATTATGTATATGATAGAAATTTTTTTAGGTATAAGTATTTTGTATTTAGTTATGGGGTTATTACCAATAGATTTATCATACATTAATACAATAAACAACTATCTTAATTTAGAGCAAATTAATAAACAAGATTTATTTTTTGCAAGTAAAGTGTTTTTATTGTATGAAAGGGTTTATTTATTTAATAAAAATGGCTAAACAAATTTGTAAAAAATGTAATACAGAGAAAAATCTACAGGCTTTGTGGGCTGAAGACAATTGGAAGAAAAATGATAAAATTTTAACAAAAAATTAAGTTTTTTAATTTAAAATAGTATTATATTTGTAATCTAATAAAACTATTAATTATGCATCATATAAATATTGATAATTTATTTAAACTAAAAAACCCTTTAGTGTTACCTTTACTTTTAGTTTTACAATATGCCGCTAAAAAAGATGTTTCAGAACAAATAGCTGTACTTCTGGATGACTCTGAATTAGAATATTTACTGGAAAATAAGTTTGTAAAATACATTAAAGGAACAAAAAAACAAAACGAATTACAAAAATTAAGACTCAATAAAAAAGGTACGGAATTTTTAAACAATTTAGATGAGCCCGAAGTTGAGAAACAAGATTTAAAAATATTCAATTGGCTATCCGAAATATATAAAAAAAAAGAGAAGCAAATTGGAAACGGAAAAAGAACAAAAAAATTAATTGCATCTTTTAGAGAGAAAAGCGAGATTGAAAAAAATAGTTTAGCTTTCTTATGTAATGAATTCATTAACGATGAAAACGAACAGGAATATTCGCATAAATTAGAATATGTATTTTTTAAACCTAATAATGCTTTTCAGGTTAAATTTGTTCTAGAATCTAGTCGTTTATATCAATATTACATGAATAAAAAAGCTTATTTTGATAACAAATTTAAAGAATTTAAATAAAATGGTAAAAATTACACCAAAAAGATTAAAAGAACTACAAAGAGTTGAAAAAATACTTAGAGCTTTAAAAGGGGCTGGATTAGATAATTGGGAGGGGTATGAGATCGCAATGAAAGACATAGAAAAAGAAGATGAGCGATTTAGATTAATAGAAGAAACAACCGAATCAATTTTTGAAGCCGCAGCAGAAGATGCAGATATAAATCCAGCAGGTCCTGGAACAGGAGTAGGTTTTGGTTCGATGGCTGAAGATAGTGTACATGAAATTTTAGAAAATTTCATAAAATCATACAACAAAATATAAATAAGATGAAATATTTAAGTATAGATACAGAAACTACAGGATTAAATTCTGAAAATTGTCAAATCTTATCAATTGCAGCAGTATTAGAAGATACAGAGAATACAAAAACACCTGTAGAAGATTTACCTCATTTTCATTATATTTTCAGACATGAATTTATTCAAGGAGAACCTTACGCACTTAATATGAATAAGGAATTAATTGAAGTAATTAAAAATGGAACAGATGATCGTTTAACTTTTAAAGCTCATTTTGCCTTACAATTTAGAAATTTTCTAACTGATAATAACATAGACGTTAAAAAATTAAAGTTGCAGGAAAAATTTCAGTTCTTTTGATAAAAATTTTATCGATAAAATTTTAAACGAAAAAGAACACGGACTTAAATTTCATCATAGAGTTTTAGATGTAGGATCTGTTTTTGTCGATTTTTAAAATGATGATTGGATTCCTAATCTAGATGAGTGCATGAAAAGAGCAGGAATCGAAGGAACAGTTCAACATTGTGCTTTAGAAGATGCCATAGATGTAGTTAAAGTACTAAGAGCTAAGTATGAATAAAGTATATCTAGTTGTAACAGAGCAAAGTAGTTGGGACGATTATATGTGGAACATACATTGTATTTGTTATACTAAAGAAAAAGCCGAGGAAAAAGAAAAAATTTAAGAGAAAAAATAAATGCCATAAAAAATAAGTATAAAAAAGAATTTGGCAGAGATTATGACACTGACTATAAAGATATTTTTGAATTGGAACAAGAAGAGCGATGGGAACAGTTTTATAAATACGAACATGAGAACAAAGAGCTTAGGTATCATACAATAAAAATTGAAAAAAGAGAACTATTATGATAACAAAAACTAAAAAATACAAAACTAAAATAAATACTCCTTGGGTGTCAAAAGGGGATATAAGTCATAGTGATTATATAATTATGAATTATTTTCCAGAAGGAAAAAAGCCAGAAGATTATCCTGATATCTATGAGCCAGTTTATAGATTAGAAGATGGAACAGAAATTTGTTTGGGAGAACCAATATGGAGATCAAAAAATTATGAAGTAAAATCAACTAATTTCAATCATGTTCATATAAATCAAAATACTCCAATATTTGGAACCAGAGAAAATTGTGAAAAATGGTTGAAGACTAATGCTAAAAATATTAGAACAGAGTTGTTAAAACAAAATAGTAACAGTTCTTTTCAAACATTAAAAAGTCTTGTTAAAAAATTAGATAGTATGGAAGAGTTGTCTTGGAGTGATTTATATAAAATCCGAGAAGGACTAAACAACTGTATTTCAAACATAGAAAATATATAACTTAATCCTTTTGGTGGGCGGATACCTATATCCAGTGAGAAGGATTCAATCTAAATGGAGGCGGAAATAGGTAGTGGACAGTCGACTTACAGACGAGGCTTTTTAGAATTTGTGCCGAACAAAGAAAATAAAAGGGAATTTCTTGTAAGTTCCCTTTTTTAACCTTAAATTTGTAGAAAAATAACAATGATAAGACCACTAAAGGAATATATCTATGAAGAAAATTTATAACATAGGTTATATAGGAAAGGGAGAATATAAATCAACTTCTAAACACTATTTAAATTGGTTTCATATATTAGAAAGATGCTGAAATTTGTGAGAATTGGAAAAATTTTCACAAATTATGCTAAATGGTTTGAAAAAAATTATGTAGAGGGATGACATTTAGACAAAGATTTATTGATGTATGATAATAAGATATATGGTCCAAATACTTGCTGTTTCTTGCCTCAAGAAATAAACAATTTATTAACTAATAGGCAAAATTTTAGGGGAAGATACCCGTTAGGTGTTACTAAACAAAAAATATTAATTCTTATAGAGTAACTTTCACTAAAAATAATAAACAGGCTCTTTTAAGTGTCTAAAAACAGCTTCTAAAACATATATCGATGCTAAAGAACTGTATATAAAAGAAGTGGCAAACAATTGGAAAGATAAGTTGCCAATAAATATATACAATACATTATTAAATTATAAAATAATTAAAAAATGGCAATAAAAAAATTAAATAACAGTATAGATCAATCTATAAGTTTGTTAAATAAATATCAAAAAGGAGACAAAAAATTAATCAAAACAAACAGACCCTGGTTAGACACTCCTGGAGGAATTTTACGTCAATCAATTATATTAATACTTGGTGCTTCTTTTTCAGGTAAAACTACTGAATTAGAAAATATCACAGACGATATAATGAATATTGAAATTAATCCTGATGCAGAAAATTTTGTAGTGTGTACTCATGCTTTCGAAATGTCAGCTTTCAGTCTCACTTTAAAATCTATTAAAAAAATAACTAAACTTACTTACAAGGAAATACTCTCTAAAGAATTTGAGCAGAAACATACAGATAAATTAAAAGAATATTTTAATAAAAAAAGAGATGGAAGATATTTTATAAATCACGATACAGGAAGTGCAAAAGAAATAGTTGAACAAACAGAGAATTTTCTAAAACAACATACAGATAAAGAATTAGTTTTAATTGAGCTAGATCACACAGCCCTACTAAAATCAAAATCAGACAATAAAAAAGCTTCTATAGATGAAATGGTAGAACTTTTTAACGATCTAAAATTAAAGTATTCAAACTTTGTTTTAATTATTTTAACTCAATCTAACAGAAATGTGTTATCTCGTATAAAAGAAAAGTCGAACGAAATGAAACTAAGAAGAGATGATGTTTATGCAAGTGACACTGCATTTCATATTTGTGATTATTGCTATGGATTACAAAATTCATTTTATTTAGGTGTAGAAGAATATAGAAAAATAAGACCAGATAGATATCCTCATTTATCCCATAGATTTACAGATGAAGATAGTAAGGGGAAAGTAAGTCTTTATTCAGAAGGATGTATATTTGTAGAGATATTAAAAGATAGAATGGCGGACGACTTAGATTTCATAGATTTATATTCTATAGAAATAAAAAGTTTTGACAAAGAAGAGAAAAAAGAAAATGTAGCATCTTGTGCAATGCCAGAATGGGAAAAACCTTCTATAGAACCTATAAGTTCGTTGGAAGCTTTCGGGCCGCCAGTAATAGATGAAGGAACAACAGATGACATTCCATTTTAATGTTAAAATTTGTTAAAACGTTTTTTACATTTAATAAAAGTTATATATTTGCAACATGAAAAACAATACCCATCTATTTGCTATAGTTGTGAAAAAGCAAGAAAAGTTGCTGATACAAATGAGCAAAAAGGATATGTAGGATGCATAATTAGATTTTTAAACGGAGGCACAAACAGAGACTATTTAGAAATAGAGGAAGGAAAAGAAGTAGCAGAAGGATGGATATACTCAAAACGTAGTCCTTTTAGTAAATCTTCAGGAACATTGGGAGAAGGGGTTATGAGTAATTTACAATTAATTACAAAAGAGATAAAATCTTGTAGACAATATATTAAAAACATTCATGAAAAAACTTATTATAGGAAGCGAAGCTTTAAAACACTGGTTCCCTAACGATTATCCTAGAGAACCCAAAGATTTAGATGTTGTAGTTGAATCTATAGAAGGATTAAGTAATACTGAAAAAATTGAATATTTTGAAAATCCAGTTATTTTAAATTATCAAAGTAGTGGATATATTCAGCCATCTTTACTTCTTACTTTAAAAATGTCTCATATTTTTTGGGATTTTCGTTGGAAAAAACATATGTATGATATTCAATTTTTATTAGATAAGGGCTTTCAATACGATGAAAGTATTTTAAATGAACTAATTAAATATTGGGAAGAGATTAAACCTAAAGTTCGTAGAAGTGATTTAAGTTTAAATGCAGAAAAGTTTTTTACTAATGCTATTAATGATGATGAACATAAACATGATTTTCTTCATACTTTAATTAATCCCATACCAATGTATACGAGATTACTGAAGGACGGAGCCGAAGTAGAATTAGATGAGAATAAGTGGAATAACTTATCTTTCCAAGAAAAATGCGACACTGTTTTTGAAGAAACAGCAGTAATGGGGTATGAACGTTATAATAAAAAATATTATAAGGCTGCATATGAAATTCAATTAAACGATAACATTATTAAGCATTTTCCAAGATATATTGCTATATTTGCAATATTAAATTACAAACAATTAATAACACCAAAATTTAACTTTATAAATAAAATAGAAAATGGATTACAAAAAAATTAATGATTTATTCGGAGATCTAAACTCCTTTTATCATAACAATAATATTGTCCATCAAGAACAAACTGCTACTGGAGATGGGTATGAAAGTAGTTATGGTGAAAGATACGTTGTGTATGATGCTAAATTAGAAGATGGTTACTTTGTTAAGATATCTTATAAAACAGATTCTTATGGAGACAACGAAGAAATAATAGGAATTGAGTTTGTAAAAGGTAAAGAAAAGAAAATTACGAAATATACGTAGAGTTTTACGGAACCAGACAATCTTACGTTGGAGAAGAGTGGAATGGGTATAAAGAAGTCACTAAAACAGTAACAAAAACAATTTACGAATAGTATGGAATTTTCAGTTTTATCTAAAGATACTAATGACTCTAGGTATATATTAGTTAAATGTAAGTATGGAGTGTGTAGAGTTAAAAAACAACATTTTAATGAGGGGTATACTCCCACAATAATGTCAGCCTTAGATAAAACTGAATTTTTTTGGAATAAGGTGAAAGAAAATAATCCTTATGTGTATAATAATTATACTTTAAAAAGTAATTATGCCTCAGATTTAAAAAAAGTTACTTTAGAAGGAGAAGGAGTCTTATTTAAAATGACCCCTAATAAAATTCTAAATAATTTTAGACCTGGATTTAAATCTTGTTGCGATAAAACAAAATATTTTATAAATAAATCTAAAAAAGTACATAGAGATAAATATAACTATTCTTTAATTAATTATGTAAATGCAAAAACTAAAGTTAAAATAATATGTCCAGAGCACGGAGTATTTGAACAAACTCCCACTAACCACTTAAACGGTAAAGGTTGTTTAGAATGTGGTAGAATAAGTACTAAAAACCATGTATTAAATAATAATAGAAGTAGTTTAAGCTTGTAGTAAAAAATCAATGCCTTATAATTATGAAGTAGTAGATTTATTAGAAGCGAATGCAGAAATAATATCTAATATAGAATCTGTCTTTAAAGAGTTTTGTAATTATACTCCAAACATAAAGTTTTCTGGATATTCGGAGTGTTTATCAAAATTACCTTCTAATATTAATATGAGTTTTAAAGAAATATTACCATTAGTAAAAAACTTTAGTATTGAAGATATTGTATTTAAAAGAATATATAGTAAATTACTAGGAGACTATGAAGTAGAAAAAGAAAATGATTTTTTTATAGTAAAATTAATTAGATTTAATTTATTTATTAAAATAATGTTTTATAAAAATAGTTACTCAGACTATGATTTCTATAACGGATATGGATATGAGGTTAAGCCTCAAAAAAAGACAATTACAGTTTTTGAATAAGTGTTAATATTTTTGTTAAAGAGGGCCAGTAAATTTAATTTGCTGGCTTTTTTGTTTTATATTTGTACTATAATTAAAAATAACTATGAGAAGAAGTGGTCAAACAACAATACTAGTAGATAAAGCGATACAAACTTTGTTCTTAATAGGACTTATTTTATATTCCAACAGCAAGAAAAGTTAAAGATAATTTTAGAGACTTACGAGGAACCTCTATTTATCCAGAAAGATCAGGAACTACAGAAGGTATTTTTTATTGATGGAGAAGGGACTTTTAGAGAGCAAGAACATTTTTTAAAAATCTTATGTAGAAGATTAAGTTTTGAGCATGGACTGATACCTTCAGTAGGATATACAATATTTAACTTTGGAGCCTCTGATCAAAATTTTGAAACAACATGGGCGACAGAATATTCAAAAGGAACTTATGGAGTAAAAGATGTAAGTCCTTTCGGAGGAGCACTAGCAAGCATAAGATCTGGAATAAAAAATAAAAATGTCGAGTAAAAATATCTTGACAAAAAAAGATTTTGAAGAGTTAGGCTTTAAATTACGGCAGATACCAGAAGATAGTTTTGATTGGGAGTTTAATATTGATTTTGATGATATAACGATAGGTACTGTAACATTTAATAATGAGAGTACCAAGTTGTAGATGATTACAATATTTCAGATGAAAAAACTTTTAAAAAAGAATAAAAATACAGTGTATAATTAAAAAAACCCAAAAAAATATGATAAGTGCAGTTATAACCTATGACGACAAAAGAGTAAGTGTTCACACTTCTAAAAGCTAAAAAATGTTTCTAATAAATTTTCTAAAGGTTTTTTATGAAGCATATTTCGATCAAAATGGAAATTTGATTATTAGTGAACAAAATTTAACTGAAATACATGAACCGTTTAAAAAGTAAAAAATTCTTACAACATAATAAAAAACTGTTCAATCTTTTTTTACTCCAGAAGTAACGAGTAAAGTAAATAAATTAGGATTCACTCATAAACTTGGAATCTTACTGCACGGTATTGCAGGGACGGGTAAAACTAGTATCATTAACTACATTTCTAATGAGATGATGGATAAAAGGGAGGCTATTGTATTTTTTGTAATAAAGGGACTCACTTAGAAGGAGCTATGGCACTATCCAAAATGATCAGAGATATTCAGGACAACCCTATTATATTTATTGCGGATGAATTTGAAAGATATGCTGTAGATTATGAGTCAGAGATGAAAAATTTCCTAGATGGAAATGAAAGTATAAACAATATGTTGTTTTTAGCTGCCACTAACTATATAGACAGAATACCTGATACATTAAAAGAGAGACCTCCCAGATTTAGAATTGTGGAAGAAGTTGTTGGAATAAAAGATAAGGCCGTAATGAAGGAAATTTTAATGGAAACTTCAGAAAAACTACAACCTTCTTTAATGACAGAAAAAAGAAATAGATAAAATAGTGGAAAAAACAAACAACAGCTACAATTGATCAGTTAAAACATATTTGTTTAGATAAATTAACAGATTCTTTTGTAAAAATCAAGAAAAGAGAATCTATTGGTTTTTCTAATGATTCTGAAGATAAAGCTATTACAAATTTATTTGATCTTGAAGAATTAAATGATGGTTGGACATTTAAACCTATTTATGAAAAAGCCAGAAAAGCAAAAAATAGCAACAGAGATTACGATTCAAATATATAAATATGTTAAAACTTTGTGAAGACAAGGAGATATCGACAAAAAAATACTATATTTGATAAAACATATTTAATGGATTTATATAAAATAACATATTCCAATGGTGTGACACAATATAAAAACCTTATTAAAGATGAGGATTATATAAGTGTGATAAAACCAATTCAAAATGAAATATATGAATTAGAGTGTAAAAATTACAAAAAATTTAAAAAGCAAATAATTGCATTAAAAGTTAAATTGAAAAGTACTTTTGGTGAAGAGTGGTTTACAGATAAATCCCCTCTTGGGTTAGGTATAACTACGGGATTACTGGTTTTACCTAAAACTCAAGGAGGAACAACTAAAATATCTGTATCTAAAGTATGAAGCATGTGACATTAAATACTGATGGATCTTTAGATTGGGGGTCAAAACAAGGTAGTCCAGGAAAAGCAGGTTATGCTTATTGGATATCTTCTGACATAGGAAGATTTAAAAAATATGGAAGATTACCTGATTGTGATAATTCAATGGGCCCAGAATTAGCTGCAATAGCTAAAGGGATTTATTTTATTAGAAATCATCCTGAACTAAAGAAAGTTACTAAAATAATAGTTAATATAGATTGTCAGCCTGCTATTGATTGGGTAAAATCAGTTAATAGTAGAAAAAAGAGCCATAAAAAACATAAAGGTAGTTTACAAAATATTGCTAGACATCATATATTATTAATGATGAGAGAAGGTTATAATAACTTGCATAAAGTAACGATAGAATACAGACATGTGAAAGCTCACACTAACGATTTATCCGAAGCAAGGAAATATGTAAATGATTGGTTAGATAAAAAAGCAAAAGCAGGTAGATTTATTAAATTAAACAATAAAAATTATGATTGAAAAAATTTTTATAACCTATGACATTGAAACTTTTAAAAGTATGTTTTGTGTTGTTTTCAAATTTGAAAACAGATACTTAACTTTTGAAATAAGTCAAAGAAAAAATCAAACAAAAGAATTAGTTTCCTTCATAAGAAAAGGGAGCAAAAGCAATTGGTATTTTGTTGGTTTTAATAATGTTCGTTTTGATGCTCAAATTATACAGTGGATATTAGATCAAAAAAGATACGATATAACGTGTGAAGAAATTCATAATTTCACTCAAGAAGTTATAGAAAAGGCAAATTTAAAGCAGTTTCCTCCATATCCAGAATATAAACTACAGTTTAAACAAATCGATTTATTTCTCATCAATCACTACAACAATTTAGCAAGATCTACAAGTTTAAAGTGGTTAGAATATAGTATGAATTGGAAAAAAGTACAAGATTTACCTTATAAACATGATGATGTTCTTACTGTAGATACCTTTGATTTTATTATAGATTATTGTAAAAATGATGTAGATGCGACCTATGAATTTTTAACTAAATGTGACAAAATATTAGAGTTGAGATTTAATCAACAACAAGACTACCCTGATTTAAATTTATTAAACAAATCTGATAGTTCTGTTGGTGAATTGTTATTTTTGGATCTTATGAGTGAAAAATTACAGATTAAAAAATCTGCTTTAAAAAAGAAGCAGACTCACAGATCTAAAATTTATTTGAAAGATGTTATATTACCTCAAATAGTTTTTCAAACAGATATTTTTAAATCTGTTTTAGATTATTTCAAGAGTGTTGTCATAACTTCAGAAGAAAGTTCTTTCAAACACAAAGTAGAATATGATGGAATAGATTATGTTTATGGTGTAGGAGGATTACATGCTTCAGTATCTAATAAAATAATAGTTCCTAGAAAAGGATACTCCTTAGTGGATGCTGATGTTGCATCCTATTATCCAAACTTAGCAATAAGAAATAAATTTTATCCAAAACATTTATCTGAATCCTTTTGTGAACTATATGAAGAACTTTATGATAAAAGAAAATCTATACCAAAAAGTAATCCTCAAAACAAATCATTAAAATTATTACTTAACTCCATATATGGGAAATCTGGAGATATTTATAGTTTTGTATATGATAAATTTTTCCAAATGTGCATTACTGTAAATGGTCAGTTACTTTTAACAATGCTTGCCGAAGCACTTTCTCTATTAGAAGGGGTAACTGTATTTTATGCAAATACAGATGGTCTTACTATGGAAGTTAGAAATGACAAGAAAAAAGAAGTACATGAATTATGCAAAAAATGGGAAAAATTTACACAATTAGAATTAGAATATGCTGTCTACAAAAAAATGGCAATACGAGATGTAAATAATTTTTTAGCTATTGATATACACGACAATATCAAGTTAAAAGGAGCTTTTGAAATAGATGTGGATTATCACAAAAACAGATCTCAGAGAATTGTACCCATAGCTGTAAAAAGATACTTGATTAATAATATACCTGTTGAAGAAACCGTTAAACAACATTTAATTCATAAAAAAAATTATGGAGATATAGAAAATCAAGGTATATTTGATTTTTGCATAGGTAAAAAGATAAAAAGTAATCAAACCTACAATCTAGAAAAAAAATTAAATAGAAATTTACCTAATCATGAAACTAAAGAAGAAAAAAAAGATTTTTTAGAAATTAATAATTGGGAAGAAGTTGAAAGAAATGCTTGGAGACCTAAGTGGACAGAAAATAAAACAAAAGGGTTTACCGATGCCTATAGAGCACTTTTATTAGAACTATATCCAGAATATCAAAGTGTTAGAAAAATCAACGATAAGGTGATAAGATTTTATGTTTCTGAAAATGGTTTACGACTGAATAAAAATTATTCAGATGGTAGGAGAGAAATAATTGTTGGGGGAAATAAGGTAAATATATTCATGAATTATGAAGAAAAAGAAAATTATGAAATAAATTATCAATATTATATAGATGAAGCTTGTAAAATAATTCACGATATAGATGGTACAAATGAAAAAATAGCTCAAGAAGAAACTTTAAAAAGAAAACAAGAAAGAGAAATAAAAGAACAACAAAGACAAAAATTAATCAGAGAAAAAGAAGAATCAATGTTTTTAAAATATTGTATTACAGAAAAAGGGCCAACAAAAAAACAGTATCAAAAATATGCTAAAGATTGGTTGATTCAAAAATATGGGGAACCGGTTGACATACGATAATAATGGCATATATTTATATACATCGGGCAAAAAACACAAATAAACTTTTTATGTGGGTTTTAGTGAAAAATAATGATAAATCTTATTTCAGGGCTTCTTGTATTTATTCTAGAAACCCTCTCTGGAATAATATAGTTAAAAAACATGGGTTTACATTTGAAATTATTTCTGATAATTTAGATAAAGAAACAGCATTTGAATTAGAAATGTTTTTAATTAAAGAATATGGTAGAATGTAGAAAATATTTAAGAGAATTATTAAAAGTAGAAATAGATAAAGAAACAATTTAAATATAAATACTATGGGCAAGAAAAAAGATAAAATAAATGTAGGATGCCAAGTTCCAAGTTTTGGAATAATTGGAGCCGTTTGTACAGCAGTTATTGGGCAAACAATACATGGTAGGAATCTTTTAATTGGTGTCTTTACAAATGCTACTATAATAGCTGTTAAAAATCCTCCTAAGTGAGCTTGCCAAGAAATATTAAAGCCAGCCGCAGGAGTAATGCCTATTAAAGAATCAGCATAAAAAATAGCTAAGACAATGCTTAATAAGAATTTAAAAGAATCTTTTGATTTTAGACCTGAGAATATTATAAACCATGTTAGTGCATAACAAAGCCCTGATATTCCAATAACATTAAGACCTAAAAAGTAAACAAATACACTGGGCATAATTAAACCTAAACTAAGGATTAAAAAAGATTTATCCTTATAAAATTTTAATAATAGTGGTAGTGATACAACTAAAGATGCGGTGTTAGAGGCTATGTGTAACCAATTAGCGTGAAGAAATACACCAGTAAAGATTGATATTATGCCATTTTTTGGAGTTGTTGAGAAGAGATTTGTATCGAAAGCATTAACAATTTGTAGGGCGTGAATAACCCATAAGATTGCTAAAAATAAAAATATTTTGATAAAATCCCTCTTCATTTAATGAATGTACAACTTAAAAACGGAATAATAAAATATATAATAAAAATAATTATGGAAGATAGAGAAAAAATCGAAGAATTGATCGAAGAATTGATCGAATTGAATGATAAGAAAGTGAAATTATTAGAAGAGTTAAAAGATTTTGTAACTAAATCAGATTTTGATAAGATCAATAATTGGTTGGATACTATAGGTAAGTCAGAAATATTTTTTGTAATGTTAGAATTTTCTAAAGATGCAAGTATGTCTGAATATTTAAAAATAGTTGAGGCTTATTATAAACACAATTATTAATCTTAAAATTTAATATTATGTTATTTAAAAGAAAGAAAAGTATGAGCGAATTGAAGTTAGAGTTAAAACAGAAAAAAATCTGTGAATTAATAAGTACTTTATTAGATTCAGATACAGAAATTCATTTTGCACCAATATCAAATGAATACTTTATAATAGATAAAGATAAGCAAATAAATGTATGGTTATCCAGTACATCGGTCAGAATAGCTAATCATCAATATTTATATGAAGTAACTTTTAAACTGTCTTCTATGGAGAAATATATGAAAAAAGCTAAAAATAAAGTAGAACAAAAAACAAAACAGATTAAAAAGGAACTATTTAAAAATGAAATAGATTTGATAACTAAAATATCCTCTTTATATGAATAAATACTGTGTATATTTACATTTAAAACCTTCTGGGGAAATCTTCTATGTAGGTATATCTTGTAATTTAAAAAGACCTTATTCTAAATATAACAGAAACAAGTTTTGGTATAATATAGTTTCAAAATATCCTAATTAAAAGATTACAAATCATATCCAGCAATAAAAGCAAAAATGCTTCCTTATTCAAGTTAAAAAAATAAATAATGATAAATCATTTTAGAAAAGAATACAGTTGGCTCAGTAATTTTGCTGATGTAAAAATAATATACGATAATGTAACATACCCATCTGTAGAGAATTTTTTATGTTGCCATGAAAAACCTTAAACAAAAAAGATAGGGCAAAAATAGCTACTATGTCAGCAAGTGAGGCCAAGAAATTTGGAAAAACTTTAAAAAATAAGATCTGATTGGGATAAAGTAAAATTAGATGTTATGTGTTGGGGGCTCTGTGAAAAGTTTAAACAAGAACCTTTCAAATCTAAACTATTGGCCACTAAAAACGAAAACATAGTTGAAGGTAATTATTGGAGAGATACGTTTTGGGGAAGTTTGGCACGTAGATCATATTATTCCGTTGGCTAGTGCTAAAACACAAGAGGAAATTGAAAAGCTTTTTCACTATAAAAATCTTCAGGCATTATGGGCAATAGACAATTTAAGTAAAGGGAGTAAAATGTAGAGAAAAGATAAAATTTTTAAATTAAAAGTCATTTTCTTTTGAGAATGGCCTTTTTTGTTTTATATTTGTACTGTTAAATAAATATATAAAATAATATGAATTCAAAAAATCTAAGGAAAATAGCACTAAAAAAACAAAGATCGTCAGAACGTAAAATGATAATAAAATCTTATAAAGAAATTAAAAAAGTTTTAGTTAAGGTAGCTAAGAAAGGTAAAACAGTGTATGATTATAAAGCCAATACTTGGCATAAAGATACTTGGTGTAATCTGGTAGCTTTTAAGTTATTTAAGAAAAAACATAAAGATTTTGATGTTAAGATAACTTTCTGGTATGATCACAATGAAACTACATTAATAGATAGCGAAACATTTATGGTTAAAATAGAGTTTTAATATGGACTATTTAGTAGAAGGAACAAAATACAGTTTAAGTTATTCTGAACTAAAAGAACAATACTTAATTCATTGTAACATGACTGACGAAGAATTTTTATTTAACTTACCTAGTGCATTACATACAGCTTGTATAATATGCTTTTTCAAAGAGATACCTACTTATGTTTGTTTATCTGATAAAGGAATAGTACACGAGCTTGTTCACTTATTGCACCTTAGAAAAGATACAATTCCTGAATTACCAACAATTAGAGAACTATTTAAAAACCAATTGAAATTAGCATAATTAATGAACGATTTTAGAGAGATAGCAAAACAATACATTGATCGAGGATTTTGGGTAATACCTGTATCAAGCATGAAACAGCCAGCGATTAAGAACTGGACAGAATTGCAAACAAGGCCAATGACAGAAAAAGAGATTGATAAAAATTTTAAAAAATGTCATGGAATTGCACTTCTGATGGGAGGAAGTCCTTGTCTTGTTGCAATAGACTTTGACTTAAAGTATTCTTTAAACCCTAATTTATATGAAGAAGTTAAAGAAAAATTACCAGTAGAAATACTCAGAAAAACCTATGTACAAAGTACAAAAAATGGAGGATTTCATTGGATATACAAAGCCCCTAAGAGTAGACTATTTGGTAATGAAAAGTTTGCAAACAGACATACAAATGCATTTGAAAAACATCAAATATACTTAGAGTATTACAGTAATCCTAAAACTAGAGAAATAGCCGCTAAAACTGCCGCTAATCATAAATCTTTAGTTTTGATTGAGTCTAGATCAGGATCATACGAAAGATGTGGAGGATATGTTTTAATGTCTCCAACAGAAGGATATGAGTTTGTCTATGGTAAGTTAGCTGAGAATGAAATAACTGAAGAGGAGTATGATATTTTAGTGGAGACTTTAAGATCCTTTAATGAAGTTTCTGGAAGCATTAAAACTCGCAGAACTTATGATAATTTCCAATGGAAGCTAAGTCCTTGGGAAGATTATAATGAAAGAGGGGATATTTTAGAATTATTGAAAAATAGTGGATGGACTGTGATAGATGGAGATGTTAATAGTAGGAGTATTCGATTTAAACGTCCAGGTGCAACTAGTGGATCCAGTGCTTTGTTTGATAACGAACGTAGGGTATTTACTTGTTTCTCTACTTCTACATCATTATCCGTAGATAAAGGTTATTCTCCTTCTAGCTTACTAACGGAGCTGGAATATGATGGAGATAGTAAAGCAACTTATGCGTTTCTTGTAGAAACAGATTTTGGAATAAAAAGATAAAAATATGAAATTTGATATAAATAAATTAAGACAATACGAAAATGATTAAATTTGAAAGTTTAAATAAATATGATAAGAGGCATGACATCTTGGGATTTATCTCAACATGAAGTTATACAATTGTGTAAAACTTTTAATGCTAGAGCAGGAATTAACTTGAATAGACGTTCTTTTGAAAAAACTGCATTGCATAAACTATGACAGTTTTTGTGAATATCAAAAATTAAATATTAATTATGCCTTTACTAACAACTGCTGTAGAGGCAAACAAAATACAGCAGGCAAATTTATTTGGAAATATGATAAACTATAAATTATTACATGACAGTATAAATTTTTATGAAAATAATAATTTTAAACGAATAGAGTCTCCTTGGCTAGTTACTGATTATATTGACAATATAACTAGACCGAAAGAAGCTATACCATACCACATACCAAACAAAAATAAGAATTTTGTAGCTAGTGGGGAACAATCTTTTTTATATCTTTATTTAAAAGAACACCTGCCAAAAGGAAAATTTCAGACCGTAACTCCTTGTTTATGTAATGATTCTTTTGATTTTAGTCATACTAAATATTTTATTAAAAATGAACTTATAATAACTGATGATGTTTCTTGGGATAGTGTTCAAGATATAACAGAATTAGCTTTATCTTTCTTTAAAAATATTTTTGGATCAAAAGTAAAAAGAATATCTAAAACAAAAAGTTACGATATTGAATTTGAAGGTATTGAACTTGGATCTTATGGCATAAGAGAGTGTGAATTTTTATCATGGATTTATGGTACTGGATGTGCAGAACCTACAACAAGTAATTTATTAAGAAAATATGGGATATCATATAAATAAAATAGAAAAAGGAATTATTGGAGAATTTTCAAAAATTAAAGAAGAGTTTCAAGAACTGGAAGATGCTTTTAATCAAAAAGATAAAGTATTGCAAATATGTGAGTTAACAGATTTAATAGGAGCAATAGAATTATATGCTTCAGTTAAATTTAAATTGACAATAGAAGATTTAAAAAAATTTTCTGATAAAACACAACAAGCGTTTAAAAAAGGAATAAGATAAAATATCTTGGTAATGACTAATAAAGAAATATTAAAATCTTTAGAAATTAAAAAAGAAAATTTAGAACAGGAATTAATATCTTTACGTAAAGATATTAAATCTATTGAATACGGTGAAATTAGAAAGATGCTGATTAGTAACATAGGTTCTTGGTTTAATTGTTATGGTAGATATTTTAAAATTTTATCTGTAACTGAAGACGATATAAATGTTTTATAAGTTTCTTTTTACGAAGGAAGAGCTACAATAGAATTCACTCATGGACATGAAAGCGAATTCAGAGAAAAAGATTTAATTGGCAAGGAAACTCCTGAAAAAATTATTAGTGTATTCTATTTATTTAAAAAAGAAATAGAATGAAATATAAAATTGTTAAGAAAGCGTATGAAATAGATTTTAGTAGAATCGAAGAAGGTTATTTATGGGCTTCAGAAATTTCTTATGCTGAGAACAGAAACAAAGCAAAAGCAGACTTATTGCCAACAGTTAAGGGAGCAGAACATTACTAATAACTTATCTTAATATACCTGTAATTCGTTGTAAACTAGCTGATAAATTAGCCTTTGAAGGTAAAGAGATGACTGCTCATGAAATAGAGGAAGAATTAAAAGAAAGAAAAAGACTATCTGAATTTAATTTAATTCTTGATAATAAAAGTATTAAGTATTGTTATATAAGAAAAGGCAGTTATTATAGACCTAATTCATGTGGATATACTGATTTTGTTCATAGAGCTGGAGTATACACAAAAGAAGAGGCAGTCAGACATGCTGTTGGTTGTAGAGATATATGGCTAAAAAGAATTGACATTGAAGAACATAATAAAATAATTCAATCAGAAATAAAAGATTTAAAAACACGCTTATTAAAATGAAATATAAAAATGCTGTAAAAAAGGTTATAGAAGATATTAACAAAGTAACAGGTTTTGAAGTAGCTTTAGAATATGAGTGGAAATCTGTAGTAGGATTTGAAGGTTTGTATGAAGTAAATGAAACTGGTATTGTAAACAGTTTAAAAAGACGTGTATATAGAGAAGATAAACCCTCTTACATTAGAAAAGCAAAATATTTATCTACACCATTAGATAAATATGGGTATAAAAAAGTAACTCTTTCTAAAGATGGTGAAAAGACATATACAACAGTTCATAGATTAGTTGCATTAGCATTTGTACCTAATCCAGATAACTTATCAGAAGTAAATCATAAGGACGGGGATAAATTGAACAATCATTGGAAAAATTTAGAATGGTGTACAACAGAGTACAACTTAAAACATGCACACAAAAATAATTTAGTTGACTACAACAAAAATAGTGGAGAAAATTGTTATATTACAAATTTAACTAATGAAATAGTTATTGAAATAAGAAAGAAAATGGATAATGGAGTTCGAAATAAAGATATTGAAAAAGAGTACAATTTAAGTCGAAGTGCTGTTAGTAGAATAAAAACAAAAAAATCATTTAAAAATATATACAATGAAATATTCATTGTATTTAGTAGGAGGATCTGTTAGAGATGGATTTTTAGAACTTAAATCTAAGGATATTGATTACTCTGTAGTTATTGAAGGTAGAGATCAATACCCTATCGAGGAAGTTTTTATTAACTTCTGTGATCAAATAGAGTCTGAAGGTTTCAAAATTTTTGTTAAGACTCCTTCTTACTTTACAGTTAGGGCAAAATTTCCTAAAGATCATTCTCATTCTGGACTAGATGCTGATTTTGTATTAGCCAGAAAAGAATTAGGGTATGTAGAAGGAACCAGACAACCAAAAGTTGTACTAGGAACTTTAAAAGATGATTTGATCAGGTGAGACTTTACTGTGAATGCAATGGCCAAAGATATCGAAGGGAATATGGTAGACTTATTTGAAGGAGAAAAGGATCTTAGAAATAACATACTAAGAACTCCTACAGATACTGCAATATCTTTTAATGACGATCCTTTAAGAATTGTCAGAGCTATGCGATTTTCTATAACTAAAGGGTTTGATTTTTCAGATGATATCTGGAGAACTATAGCAACTTTTGATGGTATTAAATTTACAAAAGTAGTATCTACTGAAAGAACTAGAGAAGAATTGTACAAAATGTTTAAATTTGATACAAGAAAAACATTAGATTTGTTATCAACATTAAGTAAAATAAATTACATGTTATATTTAGCTATAATTCCTCAAGAGTTGTGGCTTGAACCAACAACAAAAAAGTAAAAATGGAAAATATAAGTAAATTTAAAATTTTATCTTTAGTTAGACATATACTAGACTCTGATAAAATTCCTCTGATGATTACAGGAGTTGTAGAAAGACCAAATGGGTATACTTATCTTTGTACAGGAGCCACGAATACAGAAAATGAATATTTTGAACAGGAATTACTAAAATATAACAAGTAATGGTAGGAAAAACAAAAGAATTTATAAAAAAGGATAGAAAAGTGATGGATACAAGAGTTTCTATTGCTACTATAGTGTCTCATGCTACAATTAATTTCATTTATGCATTTATAAGTGGGTTTTTAATTGCAATTATCGGAACTTATAACTATCTTTACATTGGAATAACATATTTAATCTTTAAAAGGTTTGAGGGAATCATTTTTAACAGAGGCGGTTATGAATCAAAATTTGGAAATAAGATTTTGTATCCTTGGCCGTCAACCGCAGGTTTTTTGTTAGGTTGTTATTTAAGTGAAATATTAAGAGAAAATAATATACTATGAGTTATATATCAGTAGACGTTGAAAGTGATGGCCCTATTATAAGTCAAAATTCTTTGGTTTGTTTTGGGGCAGTCCTTATAGATAAAGAACATAAATTAGATAAAACTTTTTATGGCCAAATTAAACCAGTTTCAGATAAATTTGATCCTGAAGCTTTAGCAATATCAGGTTTCTCCAGAGAGGAACATGAAGCCTTTGATGATCCAAGTATGATAATGTGGAGGTTTAAGGATTGGATGGATGAACATGGCAAAGGAAGAGCAATATTAGTTTCCGACAACAATGGTTATGATGCTTCTTGGATTAACTACTATTTTATGAATTATCTTGGTAGTAATCCTTTTGGTTGGAGTAGTCGCAGAATAGGTGACATGTTTGCAGGATTCATGAATGATCCTTATTATAAGTGGAAGAAGCACAGAGGAACTGTACATAATCATAATCCTGTAAACGATGCAAAAGGAAATGCTGAGGCTTTAATTTGGTTACAAAAACAAGGATACAAAATTAAATTTAGATAATATGACACAGGAAGATTTTAATGATAAATATTCAGATTATCTGGAAGAAGGGTTTTTTGGATTAGATATGGGCAGAGATTCAACAGAAGAGGTTGTAAAATTCTTAGATAAAATATTTGAAGATGTCTTAACAAAAATACCAGGATTCAAATATAATCAAATAAAAATTAAATTTGGATACGCCAGATTCTATACAAATATTTGGTCTATGGAACTTATGACAATGGTAGAGTCTCAATTGAATGAAATGTTGGATAAAATAACTAAAACGGACAATACAAAATTTGATTAATTATGCCTAAATTAATAAGACAAAAAGATAATCTAATAAAAGAAGGATTAATAAAGTTTGTGGAGTTTAACGATATGGGCAGAGGAAAAGCATTACATGATGTTCCAGAAGTGGGGTATTCATGTATAGTTAATCCAAGTATTTCATATACATGGCTAACATCGACCATAGTAGAAGTTATTTCACTAACAGAGTTTAAAACAAAGAATAGTCACTATAAAATTGAAATATGAAATTTAAAGAATTAACTGAAGAAAATATTGAGTATTTAAAATATGTTTATTATGAAGATATGAAACATAAAGAAAAAATGGAAATACTTACAAATAAATTTGATGTATCCGAAAGAACTGTTAGAAGATGGTGGAAAGAAGAACTAAATTTATCTGAGCAATTATCTAGTCTTCCTCAACAAATGCAAGATGCCCAAAAAAGGGATATCCCTAAAAATACAAATATTTTATTAGTTACTTCTGCACAAAATAAAACAGGGGTAAATAATAAGTTTTTGAAGAATCTTGAAGCTTATAAAAACTATCTTGACTCGCAAGAGTATAATACTGAAATAGTTATTTCTCCTCAAAGATATAGAAATCCAACTAATCCAACAGAGGATCGAAAAAAGAAAGCTCAACTTTGGTGGGTAGATGAAGTTGTTCCTTATTTACATTATGGTAAACTTCAATTCGGAGATGTTTTAGTTTCTACAGATAGTAGGGTAAGACCTACAGCTAAAGAACCTTTATTAGGGTACGAAGTTTTAGCTAAAGACAATAGTTTAATATTGCCTCATTCTAAAATACATTTTAAAACTTTACCAAGATTTAAAAATAGTCCTTTGAGAGTAATGTGTACTACTGGATATATTTCCAACAAAAATTATAGTGATTCTAAAGCAGGAGAAACTGCTTGGGAACACCATTCTTATGGATTTGTTATTATAGAGAAAAAAGAGGATGGAACTTGTCATATACCAAGAAATGTAAAAGTTAAAAATGACGGTTCTTTTATTGACATAATTAACAGTGTATCTGGTGAGAAAGTTTCTCAAATATCAGCAAGTGAGGGAATAATTCTTGGAGATATTCATGCTTCTGAAGTTAATGTAGACATCTTACATGAAACTTTTATACTAATGGATCAATTGAAGCCTAAGAAAACTATTTTACATGATTTATTTGATGGATCTACTGTTAACCCTCACGAGGTTAAAGATATGTACATTCAAAAAAAGAAAATTAGAGAAAATAAGTTTCTTATAGATGAAGAAATTAATAAATCGTTTGAAGTGGTTAGGTCCCTTCAGCCTTATACAGACGAAGTATTTGTATCTTTATCTAATCACGACATATTTTTAGATCGATTAATAAACGATGGAAATTGGAAAAGAGACTTACATAATTAAATTACGGAGACTCTTTAAAAATTAAAGGATACGAATGTGCGTTACACGGAGATAATGGTACTAATGGATCCAGAGGAAGTTATAGACAATTTTCTCGTTTAAATACGAAAATGATACATGGACATCAGCACTCTCCAGTATTACACAATAACGTAACTTGTGTAGGAGTTACTTGTAATATAGATCAGTATTATACACGAAAAGGACTGTCTTCTTGGGCATATGCTCACAGTGTAGTTCATGAAAATGGCAAGAATCAGTTACTTGTATTTGGAGATGATAATAAAATATCAAATTTAATATAATATGGAAATACTAGAAATGCTTTCTATAGATCATTATAATAAGAATGATTTGATTGTTACTGTCCCTTTTGATAAGATAATAAGAGGAACCGCTTATTATAGATATAACAAAGTAAATCCTTTAGAAGTAGTTAAAAGTAATTTTACTGTAGAAATGTTGACCAAACATTTTGAACTGAAAAATTCTTATGAGGCAGAACTATTTATATCAATAAATAGTTCTACGGAGGGTAGAACTATTAGTATTGTATTGACAAAAAAATAATGTAATAAAATTTTGTTAAATTCTGCTAAAAATGAAAAAGAATTATTAAATTTGTGTCATTATGAAAATCTGCAAGCTTTGTGGGCAGAGGATAATTTAAGTAAAAGCGATAAAATATGAAAAATAAATCAATGACAGATGGAGAAAAATTATTTGTAACAGCAAATTATGCATTCAATTATAATGATGGACATTATGATCATCTATTTCAATTTGATATACTGACTCAGTTTTTTGAACACAGAAATAATTTAAAAGGATTTGTTTCTGATGAAGAAGGAGATAGGGTCGAAACAGATAGTGAAGTAGATATTCTTATGAACGACTTATATAAAGGTTTTGACAATAAGAACATTCCAGAAGTAGTAAACGAATATCTACATCGATTTAAAATGTATGAAACACTAGTAGAATATAATGCTCCTTTAGGACCAGAAGCATTACAATACAAAGAAGAATTATTAAAAGAAAAACAAAGTATATGAACAAAAAACATACAGTATATTGGATAGATTTATTCTGCGGTGCAGGAGGAACTTCAACAGGAATACATTTAGCTAATGCTAATGTTAAAGTAATAGCGTGTGTAAATCATGATGCTGAGGCAATAAAAAGTCATCAAGTAAATCATCCTAACTGTTTGCACCTTACTGAAGATGTTAGAGATTGGCAAGTAATTGTTAAATTAAAAAAATTAGTAACAGAACTTAGAGAAAAAGATCCTAATGCCATTATTAATTTGTGGGCTTCTTTGGAGTGTACTCATTTTAGCAAGGCCAAAGGAGGAATGTCTAGAGATGCTGATAGTAGGACTTTAGCTACTCATTTATTTAATTACGAAGAGCACTTAAAACCTGATGCTATTTTCATTGAAAATGTAGAAGAATTTTTAACTTGGGGACCCTTAGATGAAAATGGAAAGCCCATAAAAGAATTAAAGAGCATTGATTATGTTAAATGGAGAGACGGGTTTAAAAGTAAAGGCTTTGACTACGAATACAAATTATTAAATTCTGCTGATTTTGGAGCCTATACATCTCGTAAAAGATACTTTGGAGTATTTGTTAGAGAAGGAAATAAAATATCTTTCCCTGAACCGACACATTCAAAAAAAGGAGAAAATGGATTAGAACCTTGGAAAGCAGTAAAAGATGTCTTACAATTAGAAGAAGAGGGGGTTTCTGTTTTTGGCAACAATAAAAAAGGAAAACCTTTTGCAGAAAATACTTTAAAAAGAGTATATTATGGGCTGAAAAAGTTTCACAAGGAAGAAGTATTCGTTAAAAGATATAACGGAGGAAGTGTAAATCCAGAAGAAAAATCAAAATCGGCAAATAGACCTCTAGGAACTATTTTATCTAACAATACTCATGCAATGGTTAAACCTAAGTTTCTTACATCTTATTATGGTAATGGAACAAATCATAGTGTTGAAGATTCTTGTAACACCCTAACAACTAAGGAAAGATATGCATTACATTCTGTAGAGAAAAAGAAGTGGTTGGTTGATACTCAATTTAGTAATAGAGGAAGATCTATTGATCAGCCATGTCAAACATTAATTGCTCGGATGGACAAAAAACCTGTTTACATGATCTCTTCTAACATAGATAAACAAGTAGATAATTCCGTAGAAAAGCCAGGTGTAAGACCTATTGAAAGATTGATGAGGTATTACATGCGTAAGAATGGAATTACGGATGTAAAAATTAGAATGTTATTTTTAGATGAATTAAAAAGAATTCAAGGTTTTCCTGAAGATTATGTTTTGACTGGAACTAAAAAAGATAAACTAAAATTCATTGGTAATTCTGTTGTACCTTTAATGGCACAAAGACTAGTTGAGGAAAACTATTTATCATATACGTAAAAAGCCTTTCAGAAATGAAAGGCTGTTATTTTTAGCAGCTTTTATTTTTTCTTCTTTGCATACTTTCTTTTAGTAGTTTTTTTAGCATAAGAAGTCTTCTTTTTTCCTCCTTTAGAGTAGGCTGGAACTTTCTTTTTCTTTGAGAAAGCAGTATCGAGTTTTCTTAGTTCGCTATTAACTATAGAATCATTTACTTTCTTCTCTCTCTTTTTTTTAGCTAAATATTTCTTTCTTTTTTCAGCAGCAGTCATTTTTTTAGGAGCTGCTTTTTTAGTAGTAGTTTTCTTCTTCACAGAAGTTTTTTTCTTTGGATTTGTCATTGTTATGAATTTTTTATAAAATTACGTAAAAAAATTAAGGGTTTAAAATATGTTAATTTTTTTGTTATTTTTAGTCTTTGTATATACTCTTATAAAGACTGTTTAAACCTAGTGTTGCTCTATTTATGTTTTCTTCGTTATAAAGTCGATATATCTTTTCACTATCTCTTATACTTTCAGCAGACCAAACATCATACACTCCTTTGAATCCAATAACATTTTTTGTAATCCACTTTTCTCTTACTGATAGTCCTTTATACTTACCTCTAGTTATTTCGTCTCCGTCAAAAAGTTTATAAGATTGTACGAATTGTTTTGCAGTATCATAAGTTACTATAGGACTTTCCACTACATTACTAAGGTCAGTTAATATTGATGGCGTAAATGCAGTCCCTGATTCATTTAATAATCTTGTCATTAAATATGAACTCATTTGTAAAGCATATATGTCTTCATTATCAGGATCTGATGCCATAGCAAATACAACGGCTCCAAGAGTTACAAGTATACCCATTGTAGCTACCTCTTTACCTATCCTACGCATATTTCTTATATCTAACTCATAATCTAGCATAGCATCGTTAAAATCCTTTTGAGTTTCAAAATCAGATCTACTAGGAGGCTTAGTGGCCCCAATTAGTTTTTGAACCTTTTTTCTCATCTCTCTGTCTCCATTTTCATTTACATTAAAGAAATCTCCCATTAATCTTCCTAATGTTCTATAAGATCCTTCTTCTATTAATCCACTATCGATATTTAAATTTCTTTTTTTCAATCGATTTTGCAAAAATATAGATAAGAAACCTTTGTGTAATAGCATCATTGATCCTACAGCATCTCTTTGTGCCGCTAACCTCATTTCTTGGGGTATTGTAGCATCAACATTACTAACTTGACTTCTTATAAACTTCATCATAAAAAGCTTTCTGTTCTCCAGGTAATCTTTATCAGAAATTAAATCATGTATTTTTTCATTCCAACTAAATCCAGTTTTAGTGAAATTCATATAATTGTACATAGCATTTTCTTCCGCAGATTTCCACTTAGCTTCTGTTTGTTCTGCTGACACTCCTTGTCTCGAATTTTCTTGAAAGAATTGTTGTCTATTAACGATCTTTCCATCTATAACTCTATTATCGTACATTACAGATAATGCTATTTTAGGTATTATCGGATAATTGAGCAATGTATGTAAAGACATCGCTGACTTAGAAAAAGTTCTTTGGAATTTATTGTATTTTGCATTTCTAGTTTTTTCACTAATATCGTAAATACCAAATGCTTGTCCTATTAAGAAAAGTTTAGAATTGTCATTAAAATCTAGGGCTTGAGAGGCTCCATCCTTTATTAACTTTTTGTATTCAGCATTAGCCAGTTTAGCAGAGTCTCTGTTGAGTTTTTCTCCTATCCACTCTTCAACACGCTTAGAAATTAAACCAGAAAATAATCCAGTAAGAGGTACAGTAGTATTAAATCCTAGGTTTTTTAAACTTACATACTTAGTAAATACTCTAGAAACTTTGGCCAAGTCCATACTATAGTCTGTACCTGGAACTTTTATTTCATAAGTTCTGTTTTCTATTTTACCATACACTGAATTATCAATGTAAGAAGTGGCCATAGCGATAGTATTTTTTAAATCTTTACTTTTAGAATGTCTCTTACTTCTTAGTAATACGTCATATAAAGCATCAATATCAGATATTACATTTCTTTTTGCTCTGTACTCATTTGCTCTTGATATAAATTGTGTTAAGGCAAATGTATAATCTGTTGACACATCGGTTGGATCTTCTAGATCTCTTGTGTAATACTTTGGTAAATTCCTGTTCTCCTGGAACCCAGTTTCTCCATAAGCTAAATCATCAATTCTATATGCGAAAGTATCTTTTACTAACTCTTTTGCAGTAGACCTTTTATTCTTACCTATGGCTAAGTTTCTTAGTTTTTCAGTAGTTGTTTTAGATATTTGAATTACTTTATAAGGATTAGCTCCTTTTTCGTTCATCTTTTTTAATCCTTTTTTACGAGTCTCTAAATATAATCTACGAGCTTCAAAAAGTTCTTTTTCTTTTGTAGCTTTACCAGAACTATCTATTCCAAATTTATTTATGAAATTTTGGTTTACAAACGCTCCTTTTTTAGGTTGTCTAAAACCTCCATCATAACTATCATTGTAGTTAGGATTCTTTAACGGATTATCTTTTTCTTCAAAACTATTATCGATTCTTATGTTTAAAAAATTATCATTGAATATAGAATTCAATACTTCAACTAATTCTTCTCCATTTTGCAATCTTTCTTCTACAGAACTATACCCTATAGGAGCAAATCTTGTATAATACGGTTGTAAGTTGTTCTTAGCATAGTCTAACTGAGTTTGAAGAAGATCGCTCTGTAAATGACGATTTAGTAACCTAGAATCTCCTTCAGATAAAGGTATTCCAGCTTGATTCTTATAAAAGGCATCCTTTAACTTATTAATTTGAATTATATTAGTGTGTTGCTTACGAACTAAGAAGTTTAATTCTTCTTGTGTATTCTGTTGTATACCTCTTCTATCTAACTCTGCTAAATATGCGTTATTAGGAGCCTTTTCTCCTGCCACTTCAGTTTCAACATTATTTTCTGGCAAAGTAAGTCCTCTTAAAGAATTAGAGATTATCACAGAAAGACTACGTATTTCTTCTTGATCACTAGGAGTCATTCTGTCAATTTCAAAAGGAGAAGATGTATTTCTATATATAGATAAAATAGCATTTCTCTTTGCATACAACTTCTTAACATCTTCGACCACATCTAATTTATTTGGATTTAATGTGTTTAATGTATCCCCTTTCAAAAAACTGTCCCCATTTAGGGTATCATAGAAATCTTGAGACAAAGAAATGTCTAGATTAGACATAACTACATCGTATATTTCTTTTTCTGAGTGAGAATCTTGTAAAGATTGTATATAACTTATGAAATTAATTTTTGCTCTGTTAGTAGTTGTATTTGGCTGCTCCCCTTCTTCTTTAACCTTTTCAGCATAAAAGTTATCCAATTTATGTAAATCAAAAGATATGTTTGCATCATCTTTTTCCCCTTGACTCATGTCGTCAGAAATATCCATAGATAAATACTGGCCAGTTACAAGAAGTACACTTTCTCCTTGTGGCTTATTTATAGATAATTTTAATCCTTTTTTCAGTAAAGATATTTCTGAATATATGTTCTTTTTAGCTTTACGAATCTTAGATATAGAATTTAAAATATCATTATCTTGAGGGCTTAAAACAACTCTTGTTTTTTTATTTCCGTCTTCATCTGTAAATGTTTGGGTGGCCTCGGCCTTAACTGCACCTCTTTGAGAAGAGTTTTCTTTAAGAAATGATTGAGTGGCCCCAGATATATCTAAAGCTTCATATTTATCAAATAGCTCTTTATAGTATTTGTCATTCATTACTTTTTCAAGAAGAGGTTGTTGCTTCTTGTCTAGTGATGTTCTGTATTTACCATATTGTTCGTTAGATAAAGTTTGAAGTTCTCCAGATGTTTTTAATTTTCTGTAGTTTTCTAGAGCAGATAATTTTTTTACTAAATTAGCCTTACTAATTTTAAGTTGCTTAGATAATTCAGTTGTGTTATAATTTTCTGTATTTATTTTTTTTGTAGAAGAAAAATCTTGCCCTGATATTTCAGAAAATGCCTCCATCTCTTGAAGTGTTAGAGCATCATCAAAAGCCTTATGATCAGTAACATCTTCAAAATACCCATTCTCAACTAAAGATTCTAATTTATCTTTTATAGATGGATTTTCGTCTAAGTAATTTAAAAAAGAAGATATATCTTCTTTGGTTCCTTGATTGGCTTTCATGTTCATTTCCCAAATCTTGTTTCCTATCATATTTAAAATAGGATTTGAAGAATGGTGTAATTGACCAAAAAATGAAAATACTTTATTTATATCATCGATTTCTCCTTTTAGGACCTTTTCAACTTGATCCCTGTAAAATTCACTTTCAGCTTGACCCATTTGTTGTACTACGTCTTCAACCATCTTTTTTATATGATCGTTTGTAGTACTATCATTAATTGCCTTTAAATCTGATATTTTGGAAGTATTTTCTCTTAATTTTTCTGCTAACTTAGTTCTTTCAGTGTCATTAATACCTGGTTGAGAAGAATCTAATTCATTAGCTAATGCTAACAAACTATTTCTGATCTCATTGTCTAGATCTTTTAAAATAGCGGCATTCTGGCCACTTAATGCTTTATTACTTCTTTTGACAGTATTTAAAGCAGATTCTGTAGTTTCTATTAGCTTGGTAGACATTTCAATAAATCTACTAACTGCGGAAGATAATTCTCTTCCTCTTAAATTATCAAAAGAAATATTTTTTAATTCTCTTTTATATGAATTAAATTGTTTATAGTCAGTTATATTTTTTAGAGTTTTTTGAAATGTACCTTGAGTATTAGATACTTGATCTGATAAAGAGTACATTAATGCGATTTGTCTTGATTTAGATAAATCTTCTTCTGTAAATTGCTCTCCATTTTGCTCTACTACAAATTTCTCGACTAAACTGTTTAATTGTTTTAATTGATCTTTATGAGACTTAGTTAATTTTAGACTGTTAAAGAAATTTTCAATTATATCAATTAACTTAGATATAAAAGATTTTTCTTTGTTTCCAACTTTATTTAAAGTAAGGTTTTTTAATATTTTACCTAATATTTCTTTTTCAATTAAAGAATTATCATTGTTGTAAACTTCTCTATATTGTTCGTAATGATCTTGATACTCCTGACTGTTTTTAATTAAATCAGAGAGCTCATTTAATTGCTCTTGTGGTAAAGTTTCTACCATAAGATGCATAACCTCTTCTGTAAGGTTATTTAAATTAAGTTGACCTTCTTTGAATGCCACAACTCTGTTCACTACATCTGTTAAAGCTTCTGCTGATGGAGGTATATTTTGTGACTTCTTTTTAAATCGATCTTGGTATTGTTTTAAAGTTAGGACAGAAACTCCCATATCGGAAAGAATCTTCATTAAGTTTAACTTTAAATTATTTTCATCTATTTTATTTTTCTTAGTAACAACTGTATCACTAGAAAAATAATCCAATAGTTTATCAGAAATAACTCGATGTAGAGTATTTTTTTTAGATTCTACAACTTCTTTAGGATGTAATTCTAAAAGACCGTTGTTAATCGTATAACTATCTTTAGGTAAAGAAGTTCGTAGAGATTCTTTTAAGAACTCTTCTGATATCATACGATCTTGGGCTGTTTCTCCTGTAGTTTGAAAGTAAGTCTTACCATTTAAAATTACTTTATTTGGTTTTACTATATTATCAGAAATTAAAGAATTTATTAGTCCTTCAGTAGTTCTTTCATCTACTGTTGAAGGAAAACTAGCAATTACTTTACCATTTGAAATAATATCAATAGTATTAGAATCTGTATTATTTAAAGCTTCTTTAAAAGAATTATACTTTACATTATCTGATTCTATACTATATAAAATATTATTTGAATCTGGATTAAATGTAACATTACTTCCATCAGACAACTTTATCTGATTATTATATTGATCAAAAACGTGAACATGTGAAGTTGAACCGCCAAGTCCCATATTTTGAAACCTTTGAGATACATCGTTAAAAATTATACCGTCATATCCTAAAATTTCAAAGAAGTCTGCAATAACTTGCGCTGCTGCCAATTCTCCATCAAAAAAATTATCGTATAATTCAAATTCTCTTATTTTCTTTTCTAATTCACTTAAATTAACCTCTGAATCATATGCTAAATCCTCTAATATTTCTGTAGCATTGTTGTCATATCCATTATTATTTAGTGCATCTTGTAGTGCTTCTATCATAGGATTTTCAACGCCTTTTATTTCCATTGCTCTTTGCTCAATATCCCAAGAATAATCTTTTTTTGCTTCTTCAATATCAATTCCTTGCTTGTCCGCAATTTCTTCGGCAGCATCTTCTAAAGAATCTTCGTATAACTCTTTAGGGACAACATCAGCCCAGTCATTATTTCTTCCAACAACAAGAGGATTATTTAACTTAACATAAACTTCTAATACCTTTTCATCGTTACCTAATAATTCATTTTCGGCTATTTTTCTTGATACATCTACTGTATCTTCCCCAACGGAAAATTCCATATCATATCTATCTGATAACTCTTGTGCTGATTCTTTATCCAGAACATTTCCATATTCATAAACTAAATTTTGCTCTAATGTTTCAGATAAAATTTCTATTCGTCCTGTAATATCAGCACCGTCCGCTTGATAATTATTAAATGCATCCTGGAAATCAGAAGTGAAATAATTTATTTTACCTAAATACCCCTCAACATTACCTTTAACTTCTGAATTAAAAACATAAAATTCGTTTGTAGTTCCGTGATATACTTTTGTAACAATCGGCTCTCCTGTTTTAGCATCCCCTATATTTGCTCCATATAATAGTTCATTTTTCCCTTTCCACTTTTTAAAGTTGAAATTCTTTACATCTTCTATATTAGTATCTGGAGCACCAGATTTAAGTATTTCGTCATAGATATCAACAGCCTGTTCCAAACTCTCAACGTGTGGAAGTTTAGCTATCTCATTAAACAATTTAGACTCTTTACCAGTTTTAGGGTCTAAAACTTTAATTATCTGTCCTTTAATATTTCTTATTATATTACAACTCATTGTTTGTTTTATTATATTTTAACCAGTTTTCAAAATATTTTTTATTAAATTCTTTTGTACCTTTTACCCATCTATTATAAACTTTAGGCAGTAATTGAAAATTTGAAAAATGATTTAATTTTATTAATTGTTCTTCTGTTTTTTGCACTTGATACTAGAATAATATGATCAAAAATCTATATCTTCATCAGTAACTTTAAAAATTATAAGGGTTATTTTTCTAAATAAGATTTAAACTCTTGCCAGTCACAACCTAAAAATTTTTAAAAAGTTTTAGATTTTTTAGAATACTTCTTCTTTGTATAAGCTACAGATATTATTGTTCTAATTTTATCTCTGACTAAAAAACTAAATCCTTCGGTAGTTTTCTATTTTTATTTGCTTTAACATTATGACCACATTTTATATAACCCCTTCCTTTTTTTATGGTCTGCTGCTCTCTGTTTAAAATTTTTCCGTGTATCGAACATACAATTTCAACTTTATTATTTAAATTATCAATATCTAAACTTGCGTACTTATACTTACTTTTTTTATGAGTCGCATTAAAACTCTTCAATAACTCTAATTCATTTTAACTTAAAAAAAGCTTCTTGTAATTTTTTTTACTTTTACATTTAGAGCAACCTTTACTTTGTAGATGATTTGAAGCCCTTTGCTCAAAAATACCATGTTCTGAACAAATTATTTTAACTTTATCTTTACTTTTAAAAAATACTCTGTCAAAGAGTAGTCATAAATTATTCCGTGAAAATTTTTATTGCTTTACTAATAAAAATTTTCAGTTTTTTTATCTCTTGTAATTCTACAATTTGATGCCATTTACAGGTAATTTTAATTTTATTAAAGTTGCTTTTTCTTTTGCAGATTTTTCTTCGACTACAATATTATAATCTTTTAAGATTTTTTGAAAATTTTTAGAATTGTATCCTACTAAAGATGTAGGAAATACTATAGGTCCAGTTATATCGCTAATCTTTTGTGTGCCTACTTTAGTAGAGTTGTATTCATCAAGTGCTTTTTTAATTATGGCACATTCTTCATACAACTCTTTATTAGAGTATTCTTCCAAGACAAGTAGTACTGAGTAAAGAGGATACTTTTCTATACAAGAAATATAAGCATCCTTTCTAGCAGTCAATTCCTTCTCCTTCTGTTCTGTTAATATTTGTCTTTGTTCTGTCAATTTCTTTATTTGTTTCAATTGTTACTGTACTGAATGGCGGAGCCACTTCTGTAATTATAAAATTGGGATTTACCGTAGCAATTCGTTCATAAACATGATCACCTTGTTTATTTGAGTGTACCTTTTCGTATATTCCATCTTTATATTGTATAAAAAGTTGATTAACTTTTGAAAAAGATATTGTTTTATCATCTATTATAGTTGCTTTAGATTTTGGCTGAATTAAATTTGAATTGTTTACAGCTTCCAATCTGTTAGTATTATCAACATCCTCTACAAATATAACACTTTGAGGTTGTTCTTGCAAGTCTATATGTTTATTTATTAGAGAATAGTTTAATAGGGCTCTATAATTATCGCCTAATTCCTTTTCAAACTGTTCCAGTTTACTTCTAGATAATAAATTATCTTTTAATATTCCTTTATCCGTAATTTGAAAATGCTGTAAAACTTCTTTATACAACTTGCTTCCTTTATTTTTTTCTTTTTGTATAAATTCTGCAAAATCTCCTTTAAATTCCTCTCTTAAATATTGATTATTACCAACTATTGCGGCTTTTTTAGATACAGGAGCCGTTGGTTGAGTATTATAATACATCTCGTAAATGTCTAATAGGGTGTTAGGCATTTGATCTATAAAATCATCAAGAGATAAATAATCTCCTGGCATATGAGAAGGTAAGTTATTGTTTCTATACTTATTATACAATCCTTCTAATAGTTGTTGAGTATTATATTTTTTATCGATTTTTTTATAGAAATCACCAACAACTCTAACGTAACCTTGATCAAACATAACTTCAGAATTTTCTGTAGTAGGAATATGGTACATATTAGAAGTATTAATAGAAGAATTTACTAATTTATATCTATTTTCAGTAGCTTTCATGACTTTCTTAGCTAAAGATTTAATTTTAGATTTTGTAGGGTTCTCTTTTATTTCTTGAACTTCATTAGAAAATTTTTCTTTTATATCTAATGGTATATCAATAGAAGTTAAATCTATAACATCTTGTAATAGATTCTCCATTGTATTTTCAGTATTTATTGTAGGAACTAAGTTATTTAAAAATGAAGCTTCAATAACTTCATTTTTAAATTTATTATTCTCTAAGAATTCTTTGATGAAAATTTCATCCCCAGTTTCCATAACAAACTTTGATACTTCTTCTTCTGATTTTGCTTTTGATGTATTAACTAAATGTTGTATCAATAAATCTTGTCTTTGACTTTCAGTTAATTTATTTGAAGCACTCTCTTCTCCAGTTCTTGTATTTATAAGTTTCTTGCTTAAAGCTATTTTTACTTTTGGAGAGACAAACGCCTCTTTATTTAAATCAATAACAATTTCAGAAGCATTTATAAACTCTTCTTTTGTTAGCTTCTTTATTTCTTCTTTGGTATATGATCTTTTAGAGTTTTCTAAAAACTTAAATAGTCTATCTAACTCATTTGAATTGTCTTTTAATCCTCCTATGTTAAATTGAGCAGGCTCAACTCCATTTTCTTTTAGTAATTTTATAACAGATGTAACTTTATCTTGCTCTCTTGTTTCAGAATTAAGTATTTCTACTACTTTATCTTTTAAACTTGTTGTAGCAGAAGCCATTCCCACAGGAAAAGCTACTTTTGTATTTCCGTGAAGTATAATTACATAAGGAGTGTTTTTACCTTTAGGTATGAATGTTTTTCTAACATCCTTATCTTCATTAATAATTCCTTTTTCTGAATATCCGAATCCTACTATACGTTCTGATTGTTCTTGAGTTATTTTATAAGATTTAGCATTTCTATTTGAGTCTAATTCGATATTAGGGGTCCCTACAAATGTTTTTTCTACCTCTACTTCAAACGGTAAATTTAATATTGAGTTAGTATTATCACTTGCCAAATCTTCTAATGTAATTTCCGTGTTACTTAGTTTATTTTGTAATGATTTTAAGGCTTCCTCACGAACTTTATTAAAATTAGAACCTTCTGCCTTAACTCCAGACTTTAAAAATCCTAAAACAGCTCCATTCTTGTCTACAATATAAACAGACATTAATTTTTTAGCCTCTTCTAATTTACCTTCTTGTATTAAAGGTAAAATAGTTTCGTTGTTATAAATATCTTTTGTATTTACAGAAAAAGATACCTTATCTCCTGGTTGTAGTTCATAAATAAGTTGAGGATTAAGAATGTTAACTTCAGGGTTATTTATTAAATTAATTCCAAAATCACTCTGCATAGGAACTCCGTTTTTAAAAACATACCCCCAACCAGTTTTAGTATTATAATTAACTGTTTGCATTTCCATTCCGTCTAAAAATGCTTTAGTATTATTTTTACCTACAATTACTCTGTGATGATTATTTGTGTACTGTATTTCAAAAGATTCCCCATCCTTTTCTAATTGATACACAGCAGCTAAATTTGGGTTACTTTCAGTTCCTCTATTATCTTCTCTTAGATATGTTACATTAAAATCGCTGTTTTTTATGGTACTCATTTTTAAATGAGAAATGGTGGTTTGAATTTTATCTTGTTTAATATTAACCTTATCCATAGAGTTTACGTAGTCAGGATCACTAATATCTACAGAAAACTCACTTTGTCCCTGCTCTGTCATTTCAAGAACTTGTTCTGTGGATATGTTATTGTCTGAATTATCTGATTCTTGACTATAAGCATCTATTTGATTTAAAATATCTTGTACCGAAATCCCTTCAGCATTAGTACCAGTAACAACTCTCCAATTTAACATTTTTTGAGACAATTCTTGGTATTTTTGTATTTCATTGTCTGTTAAGCCGCTTCTTTCTTTAATTCTTTTAGAAATACTTTCTATAGGTCTTCCAACTATTTTATTTATATCACCAGATTTAAATTTATTTCTTAGACTTTCATATTCAGATAGTTCTGCCTCAGTTGGGGCCTTTTCTTCTGAAAGTTGTTGTGCATTATCAGTAAAATTATCTAAGAGAAAACTGTTTTTACCTACTAACTTTTTAAGCGTTTCTTTTAGTTCTGCAATTTTAGCTTGCAAAGGATCAATTTCGACAGAAGTTTCTTTAAGAATATCTTCTCCTACATTATTATCTGCCTTTTCTTGCTCACTAATACTATCATTGAATTGCTCTTGTGTTTCAGTTTCAACTGGATTTACAAGTTTATCTAATTTTGTTGAGAACTCATCTTCTTCGATATTAGTTTGTTGAAGTCTTTTTAAAAATTCTAAAGTGTTTGTTCCTGCTGTTTTCTTTTTTTGAATTATTGTACCGATTCTTTTTAAACCTAATTCAGGGTCTGTCAAATCAGTTAAGGTATCAGCGTTTCTTTTCCACATTTCTAGTCCTTTTTTATATTCGGCTCCTAGCTTTAAAATCCTTTCTCCTAATCGAGGATTAGTTTTTTGAACTTGTCTTAATATGTTATCTAATTCTTCTAATCGCTTTTGAGTTTCCTTAATAGATAGCTCACTAACTAAATCTTGTCCAGCTAGAGGGTCTATTACATCTAATTGACTTGCTAAAGCTCTTGTTGAAGCATTTAAATTAGACATTTCTTGTTTTTTACTATTTAGTAGTCCATTTTTTTCAGAAATTTCTTGAGATAATTCTGCAATGTCTAACTCTAATTCAGTTATTTTATTAGCAATCTTATTATATTTATCTGATGATTTTTGATTTCCTTTATCATCAGCTTTCGATTTTATTTGGTTAATTTGGTCAAACCTATTTAAAGCTTCCTTAAATTTAGAAGACAGTTGCGGCCCTAAACCAGATATGGCTGAAACTAAAGCCTCATGAGCTGCCTCTGCATTATCTTCTATAACATTTGTCATTACCATTTGATATGCAACAGCACCTCTGGCATCAGCCACATTTATTTCCGTAGCATCTTCAAATAATTCTTTAGGATTATCAGATATTATGTAATCCGCAAACTCTTTTGCAGATTTATAATCTTCTCCTATTTTTTTATACTGATCTACTAATTCTGTTATCTTAGAATCTACTTGATTTTCTTCTATTCCATAGTGCTCTGCAAGTTGTTGAGGCTCTTGCATTTTTAAAGCAGTTTCAAAGTCGTTAACTTGATCATATAAATAATCTAAGTTTACAGCAGATACTAAGGAAGATAACATAACTCTACTTTGAGCTGTTGCCATACCCATAACATCTCCTTCTTTTTCAGCATTATCATATTCCTTTTGAGCATTTTGTATTTGCGTAGCTTGGTTTAAATTTTGTTCAAATCTAGTTGCAAATATTTTATTTACAGTATTTGTTCCTGTATGTTCATTTTGTATTTCTGCCTTACGAACACTAGCTGCATCTTGTTCTTTACCAGCTTCTCTTGCATCTCTGAACAGGCCGTTTCCAGACAAAGCATTTGTACCTTCTCCTCCTACAAGACCTATTAACATTCCAAGACCCACTTCTTTCCATCCTTCTTTAGTTCCATAAGTATGAGAAAGACCTTCATACATACTTTCTGCAACACTCATAGCTTCCTTACTAGGATTATATCTAGAAGTTAAATAATTTTCCATAGCAGTAGAGGCAGTTGCTTGCCCTCCTTCTTCAACTATACCTTCATAAAAAGGGTTTTTAAGAACACCCTTAGCAAAACCAAGTCCTCTTTGAAGTTTAGTTCTTTTTATGGCTTCTGTTGCCACTCTTTCTCCTGCTTCTCCGAAAGTAGTTTTAACACCATTACCAAAAAGTGCTTTGTCTAATTTTTTTCCAGGTAACTTAAAAGGAGAACTTACTCCAAATGTTTTACCTAATATAGCAAAATTAGATGTTCCAACTAAGGCCATGTTAGTAGCCCATAAAGCATTAGTAGTTTTATCTAGGTTATTTTCAAAGTCTGCCACTTCTTGTGCAGTCGGTTGTCTTCCATTTAAATTTTCAAAGTCTCGATTAAAATTTTCTTTTTGCTCTTTTTGATACATACGAGCCTCCATTCCTGCTTCGAATCCTGCCCCTGTATAAGTAAAACGAGCTAAATTTAATAATTCTCCTGTTTTGCCATATTTTACTGCTAAAGAGGCTCCATTTTTTATTGCATCTAATCTATTGTATTGTCTGGCAACTTTTTGTGCTTGTTTTACCCCTTTAACCAGAGTTTTTGTAGTGTTAAAATATTTAGATGCTCTTAACCCTACTCTAGCTGCTGTAGTTGTTAATGAAGTTCCTCCTGTTGCCAAGGCCCATAAAGATTCAGATACAACTGTACCTGTCATAAAAGACATTCCTCCTAAAAAATCATCTGCCCAAAAATTAGCTGTCAAAGAAGATTCAAAAAATCCCATGTCTCTTTCTTCCTGAGTTCTATAATTAGCTGCCAAATTATCCATTTTAGAATTTTGATCATCTAAAAAATCATAGAATTCATTATCATAAACTCTTTCCCAATTTCCTTCAGCAATAGCAGATATAGCACCATAAACGGTTCCTAAAGTTCCTCCTACTACATTATTTGCTGTCTTACCTACAAATTTACCTAAACCATTAGTCCATTTTGAAACAGTAGATTGTCCTTCAGCATATCTTTGCTCATTATCTGCTCCCTTTATAAAACCTTCATCGTATCGAGTTATATAAGTTCCATCACTTAATCTGCTGTAAGCTTCATCTATATTTATCCTGTCTTCGTTAAAAGAAACCTTATCAGGACCAGATGCTTGTCCAAACATTCCAGAAAAATAATCTGCATCGGATTTTACAGAATCAATTTGCTCTAGTAATGAAGGGGTATCAGCTTTTATCTTAATACTGTTATATATATAATCTACTTCTGATATTTTAGGAGTATCTATGTTTACAGCTAATTGTTCTGTTAAATTTTTGTTATTTTCTTTCATTTATGATAATATTTGTGTAAAACACTCTTTATACCCATTAAATTTTATTTTTGGAATATATTTAAATTCTTTGTTCTCTTTTTGTAATTGTTTTTCTAAATTTGATGCAAATTCTGCTTCTCCTTTCCAAACTTGTAACACTTCATAGTTATAAGGCATTTTTTCTTTAGACTTAAATCTATTTACTACAGTTTTATAAGTTTTACCTATTTTATAAAATTTTTCCGTTTCATTCCAGCATTTAATGATATAAACTTTGAAAGAATCAAATTCTATTGAATTATTTGCTGCTTGTTTCCATTTATTTACAATCCATCCTTTGTTGTAATTAGCACATTTTTTACACCCTGATCCAGATAAGTGAATATTAGGAGTTTGTTCAAAATCTCCATGTATAGGGCAAGTAATAATAATAGGTACTTGACTAATTTTGTACAAAGTATTAGTATACACATAAAAACTGTTGTGAATTTTATTTGCTTTTTGAATAAATTCTTTGGTTGTTAGCCTTTTAGACATTTATTTTTATCTTTTTATTATCTTTTTCATATATTTATCTACTTCTCCTTTAGTATACAAAGCTAATAATGCTTGAGGAGTTCCTCTATACACTTTCTCTAGAATATCTACAGGGACATTATCATTAATAGGGATGCTCCCTATAGATTTTCCTTCTGAATTGTTTATAATAATTTGATAAGGAGAATCTATTCCTTTTGTAAAATCTAAATTATAATCTTGTGTATTTCTTACAAAATCTTCGAATTGAAATCTTATCGGATGATCTTGGGGTAAATACTGGTCAACATCATTTGTAAATATAGATTTTCTTGCTGTCTTTTCTGCGGACATTAATCTAAACATATTCTCTCCTCTGTTAGTGGTATAGTTACTGTAAAGTCTGTTAAGTCCTTCAACTTGATCTCTATTATCTCTAATAAAAGTCATTTTTTCTACTTTTCCTGAAATATCTTCTAAAGTTCTGAAAGTATTTTCTTTTTGAAGTAGTGTAATTTGATCATTAAACAACTTCATTTTGTCTACATCATTGGCTTGTATAGTTCCTTGAATAAATTGAGCTTCTTGAGTTACTTCTCCGTTTTTATCTGTAAGTTTTTGTTTAACAATTTGACTTACAAATATTTCTCCGTTATCTCTCTTATATATATCTATAGGAAGTCTCTTATCAAAAGTAGCATTATCGACATATTGTAGTATTTCTTCGTATATAGGATCGACTTTTTTCTTGTTGTCTCCTTTTATTCTTATAGAATTGCTTCCTACTACTGTCTTATCTAAAAATGTTAGGTTTCTTTCAGCAAATTCTTGATAGTTTTTATCGGAAAATAAGCTTCTCAAAGAGCTCTCATTTCTAACAGTTCTGTCAATATCAAAACCTAAACCTTCTCCAACAGCTTCTATTATGTTAGAAGCTGTTCCACTTTGATATAGATCATTAGTTCTCTTTATTACTTTATAAAAATCAGTTTGATTACTTTTCAATTTTAATTTGTAATCTTCCCCTTCTTTGACAACATCATAGGTTTCTTCTAAAGATTCCCTAGTTAAATCATGTACCGACTGTCTCATTATTCGGTATTCACTTTCACTTAATCCTATATTATTTACACTTCCAATATTTCCAAGCACTTGAAAAGCACTTAGTGGATTATCTGTTAACTCAACTTCTCCATCAAGGAAATTATCTGTAGTTAAAGACATTGATTGTAAAGCTAAACTTGCTCTTAGTTGTTTTGCTTCTTTAGAATCCCCTCCAACAAAAGCTTCGTAAGATGCTTTATCGTCAACTCCGTTCTGTGTTAAAAAATCTTGTATATTAACATCTCCTTGTGGAGTTGCCATAGTTAAGTTAGTTTCTTCTGTGAAGAGTTGATCAAACATTTCTTCATTTAAAACTTTAGATTTTACAAACTCATTAGTTGTTTTATCAATTCCTTCTTGTATTGATCTAGTACTAGAAATTTTAGTTCTCAGTTCCTTAGCCACATCAGGAGGAAAGAAGTTAGCTCCTAGTCTATTTATAGCTTCTAATTGTAAAGTTTCATTACTTATTTTTTGACCTTTATACAAAGATAGAAATTCAGGATCATTTTTTATTTGATCTATTGTATCTTGAACTAATTTTTTCTTGTCTTCACTAAGTACATTAAATTGATTTTTTAGGTAATCTGAATTATCTTTTAACGTTCTATCTATACGAGATAAACTTTCCTTGTATGGATTAACTTCCTCAGGTAAATCGGTTGGAGTAGTGATAGTAGAAATATTAGATGATCCTAAAGAACCAACTCCTTTGACATTAGATGCTGCATTAGCATCACGCATTCTTTTTAGAAAATCGTTATCGTACTTAATAGACTCTGGACCATTTTTAGTATATAGATTTGAATACAAATCTATTTTGTTTTCTAGTAGTTGTTGTCCTCCTATAGCTTCTGCCGTTTTTTGACCAATTAAACTTCTTTCAAAAGAAGATTTTTCTGCGCCTAAAGATTTAATTTGATTATTTATTTGATCGATTTGACCTTGAGTATTGTTTCCATTATCTCTGTAGTTTTCTAGTAGAGAAACTTTTTGTGCATATTTTCTGTTATTATCGGCTATCAAAGAATCTCTGTGCTTAATAGCAGCATTATTATTCATACCATACCTCATAGCTCCATCAATTTCTAACTGCTTTAAATCGTTAGCATCTAATTGAACTCTAAGATAATTCCTCATTTCCTCTGGAGTTATTAGAGACACTTTCTTACTAATTATTTGTCTTGTTAATGGATTTTGAATACTTACTTTTTCATTAGGATTGGCTGCTTTTAATTTTCTGGCTACTTCATCCATTTTAGCATCTACGTCAACATATTCTAAGTATTGAAATTGCTCTACATCATTGGAATTACCCTCTAAATAAGAATTTACCCCAGCTTTTTCGTAAGCATATTGAAAATTTTGTTGATTTATATCTCCTTTTTCTAATCTTTTTTGATAGAAATCTTGTATTTTCCTTATTTTTCTAGTATTAGAAACCTGACGTAATACTTCAGGATCCTTAGCAGCTTCAGATAAAGCATCTTGGATAGAAAACCTAGCTTTCTTGCTGTCAAATTTAATAGAGTCGGTGTTGTCTAAAGTATTCAATACTCCTCTAACTTTATCTTTTAAATACATACGATCAGACTCTCTAATCAAGTCTTGACCTAGAGTCTGATCTACTGTTTGTTGTAGTAATCCAAAATTAGCATCGATTGTGTTTTGCTTATCTCTAATTATAGAAGATATTCTATTATGGTTTATTCTACTTTTTACATTATTAAACCTAGCAGGTATTGATTGATAGTTAGCCATTAATTTTTTTAATTTTTTTATAAAAACACTCATACATTCCACTGAATTTAATTTTTGGAATATACTTGTGTTGTTAGTTTTTTAGACATATATACAAATATAATAAAAACTTATTACTCTTCCAAACGCCTTAATATTTTTCTCATTAAGTTTTGGTCGCTTTGACCTTGTTTCCTTCTAAACCTTTGTCCATCAAAATATATACTTTCATCTTGAGCATTATTTAAATTCAAATTGTGTATATCTTCAAATCTTTGAGCATTTAATTCTTGTAGTTTATTGAAATAATTTCTAATATCATTGTCAGTATTAGCCTGTGATTTGTACTGTCTCATTTCATACATCAGTCTTTCTCTGTTATTAGAATTTTCTTCACGTTGCTGTATCTGTGCATTAGTGTAAATAGCTTTTTCTTGGCTCTGTAGATTTTGAGTATCTATTTGATTTCTCACATCAGACTCAGCTTTTTGATTGTTAGCTCTCATATTTGCTAGTACTGCTGCCCTAACATTAGGAGAAAGACCTTCTAAGCTTTGAACTTGAGCTTCTTCTCTATCTTTTATATCTTGCAAGTATGGTTCTACATCTATTTCGGTTGGTCTTACTCTATCAAAACGAGGTTCTATTTTAATAGTTCCTTGTAATGCAGAAGGAGGTAAAGGACTTTCATTTGGAAACAAATATGGCCCTACTCCACCAAATGCTTCAGGAGCTTCTGCTACAATTTCCTCTTCTTGTAGAGGAGTTGTCTTATAAAATTTTCTAACATCTATACTATCAGTTTGTTGTCCCCACTTACCATCTTCTGATACTGTAGGTGCTCCTAATCTTTCTGCTATTTGATTATATTGTCTTTGATATTGTAGTACTTGATTACTATCTGTAACATCGAAGTTTGGATTTTGATCAAAAAACCATTTATTTCTGTCTTTAGAAGCTTGAAAGGATTCAGGAGTTACTTCACCAAATAAACTAGTAGAAATATCTCTACTTTGTCCTTCTGGAACAAAGCTTAAAGCTTCTGCTTCTTCTTTATCTAATTTTTCACACTCTCCTTCTGCATTTTTCTTATATCCCTCTGGACACTCTCCTGTGGCAGTTTCATATTTAGGTACTATTTTTCCTCCTTTTGAAAATTCTTGTACTAATTGTTTAGCTCTCTCCAAAGGAATATTATACTCTTTAGCTAGTTCTCCTAATTTACCTCCATATTCCAATCTTTGATTCATAGGAAGATACCCATTACCATTAGCTTTTGTATTTATTTTAAGGTTAGGGTTTTGTTTTTGTAAGTACTTTAAATACTCTCTATGTTTAGCTGCATTACTAGGGTTATTCTTAGTTGGGGATACTGTAAATTCATCTCCTGAATAGTCTAAGTTAAAATAATTTAACCCCGTATATTTTCCTAAATTAAGTTCAGGATCAACAGATTCATTAACAGTTCCATTATCAAATTCAAAAAGTTCATTAACTCCTTCTAATGTAAAGTCTGTTCCTGTTGATTGATTTATAGATTGTAAATCCTCTTGGTCTAAATCTCTTTTTCCTCCTTCTTCGAATTTATCTTTTTTACTCCCTGTTTTACTATCTTCTTGAATATTAAATAACTCTTCAAACATTTCCTTTCTCATTTCTTCAATAGGATGTTTTTGTTTTTTTATTTCGTCTTGTTTTTGAGTTAGAACTTGTAGATTAAAATTTTTAGTATTAGAATCTGTTACTTTATCTTGGTCTCCTATTTTTTTTAGAATATCTGATTCTTCTTCTAATAGAGTATCAAGTTTCATTTTCTTTCTGAACTTGTCTAATACATCGGAATAAGTATTTTTTGCTTTTAATTTTAAATCATATTTAGAAGACAGCATTTTAGCAGTTTTACCTCCTAATTTTAACTTATCAGATAATACTCTATCCTCTTCTTCCATTTGTATTTTTTCTCCTCCTTGTGAATGTTTTTTACCCACTACTTCAGCTATATCCCCTTCATTTGTTTGAAAATATTCTCCTTGTTCTATTTCAGCATTGTATTGTTCCATATCCTCATTAGAAACTCCATGCATATATTCTCCTGTTGCTAATTCTTCGTCTTTTTTACCTCCATAAGCAAAATATTGTACAGGATTTTTACTGTTTTTTTGTTTTGTGTAATAGTCTTTCATTACTTGGTTGTATCGGTTTTGTTGTCCTAGCCCTGAAACAACATTTCTTCCTAAGCCAGCTAAAATTTTTAAACTTGAAGCGGCCATACCTAATGCATTTTTATTTCCAATACTTTGTCCTAAATGATTAGCTGCTGTTGGTATATCAACTCCAGCATAAGGATTTGGTATAGTATAATTGTTTTCAATTCTATTTTCAACTTGTTCAGAATCAGCATTAATTTCTACATCTGCTGATTTACTATCTAACTCCCCAGAAATACCTGGAGCCGTTATTTTAGAAAAACTATCTGAAGGAGCTAAACCTTGAGGTTGTAGACTATTTACTGACTGTACATTGGGCCTAACTGTATTTTCATCTACTATAGGAGAATTTACTGAAGCTTGTGTAGCGTTTACCATAGGATTTTGAGGAACAAAGCCCTGTAAATCAGAACTAACAGCAGGAGGCATTCCTATTCTTTTTCTCTCCATACATTCAACATCTCCTTCTGGACATTCTTCTTCCCCTCCTAAAGCATACTCAGAAATAGTTTTGTACCCACCATTCATAAATTTTTCTATATCTATTTCGGCAGACTTACCTGTTTTGGTATCTTTTATTTTAGTTTTTCCTTTGTATTTTACGATTCTATATTTTGCTGGCATATTATATTATGTGTTTAAAAAACATTCGAAAGAACCTCCGAAAATTTATTTTAGGTTTATAGTTATTTTTCTTTATTCTCTTTTTGTAGTTTCTTTTCTAAAAACAGACATCTCCTTAGATGTACCTTCAAATACTATAACTATTTCATAGTTATAGGGCATAGCTCTTTTT